CAATCCGGGCCCGCTGGCGGTGCTCAAGGCGGTGCGCGAGAAGCGCAAGCGCGGCCGCACGCCGGGATCGAAGAACCGCGCCAACCGCGACGTGCAAGCCTACCTGCGCCAGTTCGGGCCTGATCCGGCCGTGGTGATGATGAAGATCATGGGTGAAAGCGAAGAGGCGATGGTGGCGCGGTCGATGCAGATGGACCCGCCCAAGAAGCGGCTCACGTTTGCCGAGGCGCGCGCGATCCGCATCCGCTGCGCCGAGGGCGTGCGCAAGATCTTCCACGGCGATCAGCCGGTGCAGGTGGATCACACGATCCAGGGCGTGCGCCTGGTCGAGCAAATCGGCGAGGTGCGGGAGCGCACCGACAAGCTGATCGAGGGCGTCGCCAAAGTGCTGCCCGTCAGGGACAGCGGAGGTGAAGCATGACCGATATCGTTACCCGCACGCTCAATTCGCCGGGGCCTATCTCGGATGCGTTTCTCATGTCGCGGGCGTTCATCAAGGTGATCATCGGGCCGGTGGGCTCGGCGAAAACTATGACGGCGCTGCGGGCGCTGGTGCGCGTGGCGAAGCGGCAGGGCGGGCAGGTGGACCGGCACGGGGTGATGTGGCGCAAGGCGACCGTGGGTGTGATCCGCGAAAGCTACCCGAACCTCGAGAAAAACACGCTCAAGAGCTGGTTCGACCTCTACCCCGAGGAATTGGGCAAGTTCACCTGGAAGCAGCCCTACACCCACCGGCTCAACCTGATCCTCGCCGAAGACGAGGGCGGCCGCGCGACCGATGTGTGCGAGTTTGAAATCGAATTCCGCGCGATCGGCGATCGCAGCGTCGAGGAAGTCACCAGAGGCTGGCAGGTTTGTGCGGTGATGGTGGACGAGGCGGACCTTCAACCGCCCGAGCTGCTGTCGTTCCTCACGGGCCGCGTCGGGCGTGGCGGGATCAACCGGGATCTGATGGTGGACCCGCAAATCATCCTGTCCCTCAACGCGCCGAGCATCGATAACTGGGTGTACCGCCTCGCGATCGAGAACGAATTGGGCGATATCGGCGAGGAGCTGCGCGAGCTGCTGGGTGACCGCGACCTGATCGAGGTTTTCATCCAGCCCGGCGGGCGCGAGCCAAACGCCGAGAACATCCACAACCTGCCGCGCGGATATTACCAGGTGCAGGCAGCGGCCAACAAGCACCGTCCCGGCTATGTCGATCGCATGATCGATAACAAGTTCGTGCCGTTGCAGCACGGGCAGCCGGTCAATCCGCAATTCGATTACAACCGGCATGTGCGCGAGGGGCTTGAATGGAACCCGGGGCGGCCGCTAATCGTGGGCGTCGATCAGGGCCTGTTCGCGGCGGCGGTGGCCTGCCAGCGCACGCAGATGGGAAGCTTGCGCACCCTGCGCGAGGCGGTGATGTTCCGCGAGGATGGCCGCGCGCTGGCGAAAATCGGGCCAAGCGCGGCCGGGGCGATGGTGCGGACCATGATCGCCGACAATTTCCCCGATCTGCGGCCGGAAATGCTGCGCGTGGTGGCCGATCCGGCAGCCTGGGCGGCGGCCGACCGGCAGGACAGCGAAATGGACTGGATCAGGGCCTTTTCCAAGGCGCTGGGATACCGGGTCCACAAGGCCAAGACGAACCGCCAGACGCTGCGCAACGAGGCAATCTGGCAGGCGCTGGCCGAGCATGAAGGCTATCTGGTCGATGTGCGGTGCAAGCACCTGATCAAGGGGCACCTTGGCGGCTACCACTACCGCAAGGCTGAAATGAGCGACAACGAGGTGCGTGGGCACCTCGAAATTGCCGACACGATCCACACGCACGTTTGCGATGCGGAGCAATATGCCGCGCTCGAGGGCGAGCACGTCATCGGGGACATTCAGGGGCGTCCCCGGCGCCATGCGCCGATTACCCTGGTCAGTGATTTCGACGTTTTTGCAGGAGGATAGGACAATGAGTTTTGTAGGAAAGGCACTCAAGAGCCTGTTTGTCGGCCCGCTGCTGGGGTCTGTGCTGGGGGGTGGCAAAAAAAAGCAAGCGCTGGGGCTGCCCCGGCCTGCGACGCGCGACGATGCGGCAGTGCTGGCCGAGCGCGATGCCGAGCTGGCGCGGCGGCGCGGGGCTGCGGCCGACCGCGTGACGGGCGCAAGCGGCGAGCCTGCCGGTGGGCTTGGCCGGATGATCCTGGGCAGCTGACGCGCCCGCAGTTTCACACAAGAGAAAGGAACAGGTTGTGGCAAGAAATTCAGACAAGGCATCTGCGGAAAAGGCGGCGCCAGGGACTGAGAACGCAGCGAACGCGGCCATGCCGCTGGCTGAACAGTTGGTGCTGGCGTTGTGCGAGGCAGCCGGAACGCCGTTTGAGGCGTTGGCTCGTTTGGAAGGTGAGCACGAAAGCGATTACCTGCCGCGCGTGCTGCCAGGAGTAGCTGTCGCGTTCAAGGCGAAGCTCGATGATCTGGTGCAGACTGCTGACGCGATGTTGAAAGTGCAGGATAACCAGCTGATATCCCTCCGTGAGGAGCTCAAGGCCGTCAACCGCCGTCTTGCCTCGCAGCGCGGGGCGACCACCAAAGCGAAGTCTCGGATTGTCGAGCTCGAGGAGGCGGGCAAGCCGCGCAAGTTCGGGCCCATGTCTGCGGTGTTCGATGATCCGGCCGAGGCATTCGATGCCGTGGACCTGATGACCGCGATCGATGCGGCTGACGAGCTGGTGCTGGCGTTTTCCGATGGCGTCAACGAGCTCAAGGGGGTCAAGCCGCGTGAAGTGCAGGCCGAGGCCTTCCGCCTCACGCGCGGCCGCGTGCATTTCATGGACGGGCCGCTGGAAGTGACCGGCCCGGGCGACGCGGATACGGTGACGACGCTCGCCGGTGTAGCGCTGTTGGTCGATGGCGAGCAGCTGGCATGGTCGCCGATGGCGCAGCCGCTCAATATCGGCGCCGGCCAGACCCTCAACCTCGCCGGAAGCGTGATCTTCTAGCGAGCATGTGCCGGTGTTGCCCTGCTGGCGCGGGGCAACACCGCAAGGGGGCCCGCCCTCAACCAGCAAAGCGATAGGGCAGAAAGGAACGTTCGATGATCGAGAATATCCAGGATGAAGAGCTGGCCAAGGCCGACCTGCGCGATCAGGCACGGCTCGAGAGCGAGCGCAGCCCGTGGGAAAATGCCTGGCGCGAGATCGACGAGCGCTTTCCCAACGGGGCGGGTGGGTTCAACAAGCTGTCTCCCGGCACGATCCGGGGCCAGCGCAACTATGACAGCACGCACATAACGGCGCTCGAGCGGTTCTCGGCGGCGCTGGTGGCAATCACGACGCCTGAGCAGTCGGACTATATCCAGCCCAAGTTCCTCGACGAGGATCTGATGAAGCTGCCCGAGGTGCAGCTGTGGTGCGAGCGGGCGGGCCGCCGTCTCTATGCCATCCGCCATGCCAACCACACGGGGTTCGGAATTGCGGTCAACGAGGATGCCGACCAGTTGGGCCGCTATGGCACAAGCCCGATGTGGCAGGAAGCGACGCCAGGCGGGTTGGTCTATCGCACGCTGCACCTGTCCGAGTGCTGGATCGACGTCGATTATGTCGGCCGCGTCAACCGCGTGCATCGCAAGTTCGAACGCACCGCGCGCCAGCTTGCCGATATGTTCGGCAAGGAGGCGCTGACCGAGCGCATGGCCAAGTGTCTCGAGCCCCGCGGCAATCCCGATACCAAGTTCGAAGTGCTGCATGTGGTGGCGCCCAACACCGAATGGGACAGCGACCGCACGGACTTCCGGCGGTTCCCGGTGTCGAGCCGCTATCTGGCCTGCGACGGCAAGGTGTATCTGCGCCGCGGCGGGTATCACACCATGCCGATCAGCGTGTCGCGGCACATGACCAGCGCAGGCGAGGTCTATGGCCGGTCGCCCGCCTTCAAGGTGATGCCGAACATTCAGGGCGTTAACACCATGAAGCACACCACGCTGCGCGCCGCGCACAAGGCGGTCGATCCGGCGCTGCTGTTCCATGACGATTACGGT